AATGCAATTAATAGTAAAAAAATAGGAGAAATATTCTATGTTCGTAACCCAGTAGAAAGTTCTACTCATAATTTAGGATTCCTTAAAGGCGATCTTCACAGTAAATTAGATCCTTATTTACAACCATTAATGGATAAATTACATGAATTATTACCAAAAGGGCAAGTTGAAATGCTACTTAAGCAGGAAAGAGTAAAAGGTTTGCCAGTAGGCTTTTTAAGAGGACTTAGTATTAATGCTAGTTATATTATTTGTGACGAAGCTCAAAATTTAAGTATACATGACTTATTATTAATTACCACAAGAATGGGTAAATTTAGTAAGCTTATACTTATTGGAGATATACGTCAAGCTGATATTAAAAATAGTGGATTTGAAAAGATATATAACCTTTTTGATGATAAGAAAAGTTCAGATAAAGGAATATGCACTTTTAAATTTGGCAGAGAAGATATTATGCGAAATGATATATTAGCTTATATTATTCAGAAATTTGAAGAACTAAAATAGTTGAATTTTTAATTAATTTAAAGTATAATTAGTATTATGCTTAAAATATATTGTACAGAATGTGGTAGTCCAACAACTTATACTTCAGCTAAACCTAAATTTTGTAGTTCCTGTGGAAAGTCATTTGATAAGCTTGTTGTTAATAAAGTTCTAAATCAAAAACCAACAATAACAAAAATTAAACCAAGTATCTCAAGAGATCTTGATGAAGATATTGAGGATGATTATGACGATAATGAAACAGATGTTAATTATGTTCCAGATGTATCTAAAATAGATTGTGAAATTATTGACACAAATAATCGCGGAGAAAAAATTGGAAGTATTATGGGCACTTCTTCTGGTCAACCAAGACAAAGAGGAGAAAAACAAAAAGGAAAAAAATTAACAAAAGCAGACCTTAAGAAATTTAGAGAAAATTTTGCAAAAGAAGCTGGCGCATTAAGACCAAAGAGTAGAGGTCGAAAAAATGGCTAAAAAGCCTACGTTCGAAGAACGTATAAACGAGATAAATTCCGAAATTACTAAAAGAAAAAGTAAGTGGAATTTGACAGCCATTAATTGGATGGATTTTAGCGATGTTTCTCAAATCCTAAGAATTCATATTTATAAGAAATGGCATCTTTATGACGCAAAGAAACCATTAGCTCCTTGGGTTAATAGAATTATAAGTAATCAAATTAAAAATCTTATAAGAAATAATTATAGTAATTTTACACGCCCTTGTCTTAAATGTGCAGCAGCAGAATCTGAAGATGGCTGCGCAATTTATGGATCACAATGTAATTCATGTCCATTATTTGCTAATTGGCAAAGAAGCAAAAAGAATGCGCATGACACCAAATTGACAGTAAGTATAGAAAACCACTCTCAAGAGATTAATGATATGCCAATGGATAGTTTAAATGTTGAAGAAGCAGCTAAAAATATTCATTTAAAAATGCAAAAAGTTTTAAAACCTATTGAATGGAAAGTTTACTATCATTTATATGTCGAAGGAAAAGATGAGGAGCAAACTGCAAAATTAATGGGATATAGAACTAGCGAAAAAAATAGAATAGCAGGATATAAACAAATTAAAAATATTAAAAAATCAATTATTTTAAAAGTCAGAAAGCATTTATATAGTGGAGAAATAGATATTTATTAAACATGAGCGAAGCAATACCAACGCTAACTGAAGAGCAACAATTAAAGCTTCTAAATGAATGGAATAATCGTCCAGATAATCCACCATCACTAGTTGAGTTAGTTAAATTAGCTTTTGATAGAGATGACCTTGACGGTAGAAGCAAAGAAGGTAAAGCTGTTAAGGAATTTTTAGCATCTAGATCTATCAAACCAAAAAAGAGTCACGAATATCAAGCTAAAGGTTTAATAGAATTAAGTAATGATCAAAAAGAATATATTAGCAATAATTGCCATACAATGACTGGGTTAGAGATGGCTAAAATTTTATTTAAAAATGAAACACTTACGAACTTATCTCAAGAAACAAGAAGCGTTCTTGAGTACATGAAAATTATACCAAGTAATATAAAATTTAATAATACTGAAAATGAAGAAGTTGTAAACGGAGTCTATAAACCACCTCGCAGTGAAGAAAGAACAATAGCTAAAATAAATAAATATGTTATGGATGGAATCGATAAAACAAAAATAACTCATGCTCAAAAAAGAGAAACTAACGCGCTAATTGGTTACATGAATACTCATCGCTTCATTCATCAAATTAATCTTTACGATAATGAACAAGATCGCGAATTATTCGAAAGCAGTTTTATAAGATATACGTACAATAAAGGAGATTTAACTCAAGAAGAAGTCGATCAATACATTGTGCTTTGCACAGAGGTATTAATATCTTCTAATATTCAACAAACAATTACTGTATTACAAGATCAAATTGATTTGGCTATTCAAGAAGATGGAAAAATCCCTATGGCTTTAGTAGAAGCAAGCAATACTGCTCGCAAAGAATATAATGATTGCGTTAATCGTCAACAAAAATTAAACAATGATCTTAAAGTAAAACGCAGCGAAAGACTGAGCAAACAAGTCAAAGAAACAGCCTCAGTTATTAATCTTGTACAAATGTGGAAAGAAGAGGAAAGCAGAACAAAATTATTAAAAATGGCAGAAATGAGAAAACAAGTTGTAGAAAAAGAAATAGATCGCCTTTCAAGCATGGACGAAGTCAAAGCTAAAATTTTGGGAATTTCAAAAGATGAAATATTAAATGGATGAGTATAATATGCAAAGTCGATGGTAAGGAATTTAAAGATGAAAAAAGTCTTCATCTTGCACTCAAAAGGTATGGTTTAAATAAAGTTAAATATTATCAAACTTATTATGAGAGAAGAGATTTACTTACAAATGAATTAATAAATTTTAAATCAAAAGAACAATATTTTAATAGCGATTTTAATGATAAGAATAATATGAAAAAATGGCTTAAAGAACAGCCGCCAGAAAAAGCCAGAGAATATTGCAGAGAATTATTAACAAAAAGAAAAGAAACAAAAAATTTAATTTATTCTCCAACTCAAGTAGAGCTTAGAACTATAATGGCTCCATCAATTATATTTTATAATAAAATTTTTAAAGATTATTATGATGTATGTTCTTCTTTAGGTTTAGAAAATAAATTTATTCATCCTAATTTAGTTGGGGATAATTTTAAAAATAAACTATCTAAAAAGGATATAATATATGTTGATACTCGTGAGCAAAGTTGGTTAAAGTTTAATATACCATTTGAGATTAAAACCTTACCTTTTGGAGATTACGCTTGTTCAAATGATAATTGTGGATGTTTTATAGAAAGAAAAAGCCTAAGTGATTTTATTAGTACCTTAAGCGTAAAAAATTATGATCGTTTTAAAAATGAAATAGAGAAAGCTAGAAAAAATAATTCATATATTATAGTTATGGTAGAAGAAACCTTATCTAATGCTTTAAGTTTCCAATATCTACCTCATATTAGTAAAAAAATTAAAGCAACACCAGAATATATATTCCATAACGTAAGAGAACTTTTGCAAAGTTACGACAATCTTCAATTTTTATTTGTTGATGGAAGAAAGGAGATGATGAGCTTAGTAGAATCTATTTTTGCAAGTAAATGTTTCTACAAAAAGATAGATTTACAATTAGCTTATGATATGAAAATTTTATGATGTATTGTCCAGATAAATATATTAAAGAAATTAAAGATGTAAATGCTGAATTATCTGAATTAAAAGGATATCTTAATGATAAAGAAGCGAAAATAAGTCTAGCTAAATTTCTTAGAGCAAATTTAGGATTTTCTACTGAATTAATTAGCGGAGTAAAACTTGCAGCATACCAAGAAATTCATCTTAAAGCGATGATGAATAGGAATTTTAATATGTGCGTCTTTGGCCGTGGCTGTGGTAAATCATTTATGGGTGCTGTTTTTTGTTTTCTTCAATGCATTTTTGAACCAAACACAAAGATTCTTATTGCTGGACCTACATTTAGAACAGCAAGATTTATATTTAATAATTTAGAAAAAATTATTCAAAGTCCTGGAGCAGAATTATTAGCTCAATGTTTTGGCGCAAAAACCAAAAGAAATGATCAATTTGAATGGCAAATAAATGGAGGAAGTATCGTAGCTATTCCACTTAACGGAGAAAAGATTCGAGGATTTAGAGCGAACGTGCTAGTACTTGACGAGTTTTTATTATTACCAGAAGAAATTATTAAGAATGTATTAATGCCATTCTTAGTAGCTCCTCAAAACATGAAGGAAAGAATGGAGATAAGAGAATTTGAAGATAAATTAATTTCTGAAGGTTTGATGCAAGAAAAAGATAGAATGGTTTTTGAGAATACAAGTAAAATGATTGCCCTTTCATCTGCAAGTTATACATTTGAAAATTTATATAAAACTTATTTAGAATGGTCGGGTAAAATAAATAGCGCAGATAAAGGAGAAGCTACTTATTTCGTTAGTCAGATGAGTTACCAAGCACTTCCAGAAGAAATGATAGATAAGACTATCATTGAGGAAGCTCAAGCAGGTGGTTCGAGTCATAGCGGATTTTTAAGAGAGTATTGCGCTCAATTTACAGATGGAAGTGATAGTTATTTTAACGCAAAGAAAATGGAAGAATGCACACTTCCAGTCGGAGAAGAGCCTCATACACTTATGAAAGGCGATCCAAATAAAAAATATATACTAGGAATTGATCCAAACATGAGCGATAGTCCAAATGCAGATTATTTTGCTATGGCAGTTATGGAATTAGACGAAGAAAAAAAACATGGAATTTTAGTCCATACTTATGCTGGTCTTGGAAATTTAAAAAACCATGTAAATTATCTATACTATATACTAAATAATTTTAATATTGTTTTCATGATTCTTGATAACGCAGGAGCAGACACTTTCCTAGCTGCATGTAATGAATCTTCTTTATTTAAAAAAGATAAGCTAGAAATTAAAACAATTAATTTTAATTCAGAACTGGAAGCTCAAGATTATGAAAGTGAATTAAGAAATGCAAGAAATCAATATAATCTTGAAGATAAAAAAATAGCATTTAATCAAGTATTCACAAGTAATTTTATTAGAAAATCAAATGAATACTTGCAAGCATGTATTGATTATAAGAAAGTATGGTTTGCAAGTAGAACTGCTTCAGAGGAGAAGTTTTTTAATAAAACGATTAGTTTGCATATACCATTAGAGTACATGAAAACAGAAGAAAAGAAAGATTGGACGCTTTTGGATTTTATAGAGAATCAAGATGATTTTATATATCAAACAAAAAAACAATGCGTATTAATAGAACATTCTGCTACAAGCAGAGGCACGCAAAGCTTTGATTTACCTCAACATCTCAAAAGAAGCGCATCAGCAAATAAAGCCAGAAAAGATAATTATTCTGCATTTATGTTAGCAAATTGGGCTGTAAAATGCTATAATGATATAATGAGTGCTCCAAAAATGCAAGAATGTCCTACTTTTTCGCCTATAATGCTCGGATAATGTGTAATATTTTAAGTAAAAATGGCTAAAAAAGAAAAAAAACAACAAAAAGCGCAGAAAGCAGAAGAAATTCAACCTCTAATGGTTTCTACAGCTAACTATCAGTCTGTAGCCTCTTCGAGCGAAATGGCTGCTACCCCTATGAGGAGGAACAGAGCCGCTACGATTAATAGGACAGATAAATATAAAAATATTGATGAGGGATTAATACCATTTAGGTACGCCACATCTGCTCAGAATTATTCGAATATGGATATTCGAGACGCTGTTATATTGTGTCAAAAAGCTTATTATAATTTTGCAATTTTTAGAAATACTATTGATTTAATGACAGAATTTTCTTGTAGTAATATCTATTTTAGAGATGGTAGCCAAAAAAGTAGAGATTTTTTTACAGCGTTATTTAAAAAAATAAATATATTTGATCTACAAGATCAATTCTTCCGCGAATATTATCGTAGCGGAAATGTATTTCTATACCGTTTTGATACAAAAGTAAAAAATGAAGATATAAATAAAATATCACAAACTTTTGGCTTGACATCAAAAGCTGCAAGTCTTACATTACCAGCTAGATATATTATTATTAATCCAGCAGATGTTCAGATTGGCGGTAGCATTAATTTTTCAATTGGTAGATATTATAAACTAGTTAGTGATTACGAATTAGAAAGACTAAGAAGCCCAAAGACAGATGAAGATCTTGAGGTATTAAATAGTCTTCCAGTTGAAACAAGAAAATTAATTAAACAAAAGAATACTGGAATATTAATTCTACCATTAGATCCAGAAAGAATTTCGGCAGTTTTTTATAAGAAACAAGATTACGAGCCATTCGCTGTACCAATGGGTTTTCCAGTTTTAGAAGATATTAACTGGAAAGCTGAGATGAAGAAAATGGATATGGCTATAGCAAGAACAATGCAACAAGCAATTCTTTTAGTAACAATGGGCACAGATCCAGAGAAAGGCGGAATTAATCAAAAGAATTTACAAGCAATGCAATCGCTTTTTGAAAATCAAAGTGTTGGTAGAGTATTAATCGCAGATTATACAACTAAAGCTCAATTTGTTATCCCAGACATAGGAAATCTTCTTGGCCCAGAAAAATATGAACTTGTAGATCGTGATATTTATATTGGTTTAAATAATATTCTTGTTGGTAATGAAAAGTATGCAAATGAAAAAATCAAAGTTCAAGTATTTGTAGAAAAATTAAAGCAAGCAAGAGAATCGTTTCTTAGTAACTTTTTATTTCCAGAAATTCGTAGAATAAGTAAAGAACTTGGATTCAAAAATTATCCAACACCATTTTTTGAAGATATTGATCTTAAAGATGATATACAATATTCTAGAATATATACAAGATTAATTGAATTAGGAGTTCTTACTCCAGAAGAAGGGATTGACGCAATTGAAACAGGCATACTTCCATCTTTTGATGATTCTGTTGTTGCACAACAAAAATTTAGAGAACTAAAAGATCAAGGATTATATCAACCACTAATTGGAGGAGCGAAACTTCCAGAAGGAGCTGGAAGACCAGCTGGTTCTACTGGAATCCCACAAACAACAAAGAATATTTCACCTATTGGCCAAGGCAAACAATCTAAAGCAACATTTTTTGATATAGAAAGAATTAAAAATAATTTCGTTCTTGCTTCCAAACTTCAAGATAAAGTAGAAGCTTCATTAAGAGAAAAACATTTATTAAGAAAATTATCAAAACAACAGAAAGATGTTGCATTCGAAATAACAAAAATCATTGTCTCAAATGAACAGCCAGAATCTTGGGAATCAATAGTAGCTAATTATGTTAATGAACCAAAAGATAAAAATCCAGAAGTTGTTTCACAAATAGAAAGTATCGCTTCAGAACACGCAGTAGATTCATATGTTGCAAGCATTCTCTTTCATAGTAAAAAATTAGAGGAATAATATGGCCAATAATTTAATTAGAGTTAAACAATTAGACCAGAGTGAACTTAGTGGATTTGTTTCTCAAGCGACTGCAAATACTGGAATAATTGCATCCGTTGTTAATAGTATTGGTTCTGGAATTTTTGTTTCAGTAAGCGGAGATCAAAATGTCTCTGGTAGAAAAACGTTTTTTAATAGCATAAATATATCTGGAGATCTTACAGTTAATGGAAGTATAAGAGCAAATGAAATTATTGATTTTACAGTTACAGGAGATATTAGTGGATATACTGGACAATTTCAAGCTTTATTTGTTAAAGGAGAACCTGTACTTACTGGGTCTTTTGCAACAACGTCTACTGTATTTGAAACAGGAAAAAATTTGTATAATTACATAAATGCATTAAGCGGAACTTTAAATAATAGTGGTTCAGTTTTATATACATATATAACACAATTAAGTGGGGATTTTGATACATCTGGCGCAATATTAAATTCTTATATAAATAATTTGAGTGGAGACTTTAACGAAACAGGCGCATTTTTACATAATTATATTCGAGCGTTAAGTGGCACACTAAACTCAAGTGGCGCAATTCTTAATGATAGAATCTTAAATCTTAGCGGAGATTTTAATCAAACTGGAGCACTTCTAAATACTTATATTAATAATCTCAGTGGGGTTTCAGTTTTAAGATACGGCGATCAAACTGTCAGTGGAGTTAAAACTTTTATTGATAATATTCAAGTTTCTGGAACTGGTATTTTTAATGCAGTTGATTTAAATAATATTGATAACCTTTCACTTTCTGGAGTAGATATAACTATAACAAACGGAAATGTAATTTTAACAAATCCAATCACTGCACCAAATCTCGTTTATAATACTGGCAACCAAACTGTAAGTGGGATAAAAATTTTTGG